GTCATAACGTTGTAGAACCATCGCAGAGTTAAGACTAATCTCCCATGTGGTTATAGGATACATGTAGTTACGTAGCATCTTAACCCCGTAAGCCCATGCTTCATCTGAGTTAGTAAACTCAGTTTTCACATCACGCACGATCCACGGGTCGCAGTTATCACGTTTGTTTACAGACGGATATAGCTTAGCTGAGATAGGGGCATAGATTGTATGAGACCCCCGGTTACAGTACATCTCAACGTGTGTACCATCCGCCGCTTTGATCTCACGAGAGTTAGGGAAGGTGATGTAAGCGCCGTCTTTGTTCCGCATCCGGATAGCAGAGAATAGATTCGTCTTATCCTCTTTCTTAATAACAGAAGCGACGTCTCGACCCATCTGTAACCGAATGTCGGTACGAACTCGTCCTAAACCAGGCTCATTATCTTTTGCGACATTGCGAGATTTATAAACATTAAGTATATACTTATCAATCTGGCCACCATCGGTAAGTTTGGTTATAATCTCCATCTCACCATCAAACGCTTCAACAAGTTTAAGGATCCGAGCCAGACATGTGTCGTCATCAGACTCAAACTTAAGTGTCTGTTTGGTATTACGAATTTCGCAAATACCCAATTCAATACGAGTAAATTTAAAGAGTTGCATAGCTTCGATGTATTCTAGGAACGATTTAGCATCCTTACTTTCATAAGCAACAACCTTCTCATTAAGTAACTCCAAGTTAGTTGTAACGCATTCCAAAGTGATAGTATAGTCTGTTTCCCTACGAGTCATTACGTTGAACACATAGTCAATATCGTCTTCATGAAATGAGATATAAGACTCTGTAGTGAGGTTGGCTATACGTTCGTTTAGAACACCATTTGAATATTTATCGACAGTAAAAGTAAAGGTAGCCGAACCCTTACCGCAGTATTGATGGAACTCTTCATCGTAATATTTCAGAGAACCTGGAACATCATTGTTAATATGGTCAACAATATTCATTGCGTTATCATGAACTGCTAACTGCCATGCAGGTTTTACATTCATTTTGAAGTTTCGGCCTCCTTTCTTATAGCCATGCTTCTTCCCACTCTACAATAACCTCAGGGGCTGTTGTAACGAATCCGGAAGAATGAATTTCAAGTTGTGACTCCCCGGGAGGAATTGCAAAGTAGCGAGATCCGTTAGCTAAGTCGCTTTCAGCGCCTACCCCTTGAGAAGAGGCTTCAGGGTCAGCTATATATGAGATCTTACCTTCATACATATCAACCACAAGTTCACTACCAGCGTTATACTTGTTAGGAACAAGGTCGTAACGTTGGACGTTAGTCTTTTGGAATTTAAGTGATTGTACACATAAGGTATCCAAATGACCAGTGCCTGGTCTCTCGCTCCGTGCTCTACCATAAAGAACCCAGATCTTAGTACATTCTAAGTTCTCTTTGGTAGCATCAACGATAGTCTTAGGAATACCGTTATATCCATATGTGAACTTTGGACCATCCTTAATAACATAGGCGTTACCTGTTCTACTGTTGAAAGCAGGGTTAGGTCGTTGTTGACCTGGCTCATTGTTATTAGATCCGAATTCATTCTCTTCACGAGGTAGTTTGTGAATATCGGTTGTAGTGAAGACTTGCACAACCTTATCACTATCTGTCGTGTATTTATCCAAACTATAAGCACAAATAAGTCGATCGTTATCGTCCATAAACATAATTGCTAACAGACCAGTTTGGCCAATTTTAGATGCCCAAAGTTTTAGGTTAAAATCACAACGGAAGTTCTTAGCACCTTTCACATTGTTCTTATCGGCGGGCAGAGCATACTCATACACAGCACACCCCCAGTCTTGACCGACACCTTTAGACCCAGAACGAGTCCAGTGTAATCCAGGACAAGGATAGCCAACGCTACCCGCATCTTTTGGTGCCCAGTCAAGTGTTAGGTCGCTGATCTCAGCGTGACTAGCTACGGTTAAAGGAGATTGTGAGCTAAGTTTGCCTCCGATATTCACCCCTTTACGCCATCCAGCAGAGTCGTTTGGTGTTAAGTTAAGTAGTAGTTGTGATTGGTCATATGATCCGGAAGCAGTTACAGCACCGTCTCTTCCTGAGGAGCTTGTACCAATTTCCATCACACCGTTTTTATTAACAATACCAATCCAACCGTTAGTTCCAGCGTTCTTAATTCTAATGCGAGGATATGCTGGTGCACTTCCTGCATTATTTAAAGTCATTTTGACAATATTTCCCTCTTTAGTAAGAGAACCAATATCTGGAGAGTTAGTCTTCGATGTCAGTACCTTTGTGAGTTCGGAATGTAATAAACCATCCGGAACTTCAAATGAAATAGACACAGTAGCCTGACTCTTTTGTAAATCCTCAGTAAACTTAGGTTGACCTGATGTCACAGCAAGGTAGTACTTACCATCCTGATCATCAAACTGTAATTTCTTTGGCCCATCGGGACAATCAAGAGCCCTAGCCAGTTTCGTACGAAGCGATAATAGCTCAGCAGGGCTCCCTGTCTTTTGTCCTTCAATGGTGATGTCATAGGAGTTCCGTCTACCAGATACCCATGTCTTACCAAAACGGCCAGTGCCGGCAGAATATGTGTGTTCCTGACCAGCACCAGCATTACGTTCAACTTTAGTTACAGCATCGAGAAGTTTACCGATATCAACAGCATCAGTTCCTTCACCAAAGATTATAGAGAAGTATGATTCATCTCTCATAATCGTGGTAACACTCCATCTAACATATTTAATCGATCACTGTAAGTCCGTTGCGCATCTGCCATTCCTGGCGCCAATGCACGGTTTACAAGATCTTTATCCAAGTAAATTGGGTTAACTTGTCCTTGAGCAAGGAGATCATTCCCAATAGCAGAGTTCTCAGTAAGCGTCGCCAATTTTTGGTCTACATTATTCAATCCCCGTACCACTTCGTCAATAGAATAACGATTAGAAGCAATACTACGGCTTGTAGGATTAAGCGACGAATAATTAATATTTGAACCAGTGAGTCCAAGATAACCAGCCCCATTCCATGTGTAGCCATCAACATTAGACATATCCAATACAGGAGTGATTACAGGAGAAAGCTCCATGTTATCGTCAAGGTATTCCGATGTTTCGCCAAGGGCGTCTTGAATTGTTTGTTGCATACTAGACATACTCTTTGAAACAGCATCAAACGAAGCTGTAGACCCAAGTCCTGACGCGAACTCTTTTGCAATAGCAATACCTGAGCGCTTAACCTTACGCCAACCTTCTCCTGAGAAAGGACCCATCTTAGCCGGAGAGTTCGGTAAGTGCGCTTTAGCCAATCCAACAAGCTGAGCGGCAGCACCCAATACAGCAGTAGTAGCTCGTGCACCAGCAAGACCGGCAGCAAAAGATTCCGCAATAGCCGCACCTGAACCAGATGCATCAAACTGCATATTCGATCCAGCAACTGAGGCAATACCTTGAGCTTTTTCAGCGGCCAATCTGTTTCGAGATTCAATACCACCACCAAACGTATCCCCCGCGCTTTGACCAGCAGGTGTACCATTAACAGTTTCCAATCCTTTATTAGCGCTACTAGCAACATTCTTAGCAGATTGCTCTGCCTTACCTCTAGATGCGTCAATAATTTGGGCCAGTTTCTGCATTTCTGCGTCGGTAAGCTGTTTACCATGCTCCCAGTCTGAGATCAAACGGTTAGCTTCTTCTTGACTAACTTGGATCTTACCGTTAGTCTCTCGATACATATTATCAACTGAAGTTAGAGCAGACGCTTTGATCTTACCGATGTTGTCTTCTACTCTAGGAGGAGCTGCTTCAACAGGTTTCATGAAGTTGTCCATGTGCATTTGAGCAACGGAAGAGAAATCACCCTTAGCCAACTCTGCAAGCATCGCAGGCGGGATATTACCAGTTTTAAGCGCCGCCAGTGCCAGAGTAACATCTAGACGTCCACCTAAATATGTATCCAAGTTAGTAAAGGCTTGGGTTACAAGACTGACATCGAAATTACCATTTCCAGAAAGACCCGTTTCTACAGCAGCTTTAACCTCTTGCGCTCTCTGACCTGCGGCTTCAGCAGACCCATTGAATCCATTCAAATACTGTTGCATTTGCTCCATTGATAGGCCTGAGAAATCACCCTCCGCCATTTTCTGGATCATCTCTTGAGGGATTTCGCCAGATTTAATAGCGGCCATTGCCTTGGTTACGTCGAGCTTACCGCCTAGGTGTCCGTTGAGCATGTTAAATGCATTATTCAACAAGCCTAAGTCGAAGCTACCGTCGCCACCAAGTCCTTGTTCAAGGGTTTTCTTGATATCATCAGCATTGGTCTTAACTTCAGGCTTAGCTGTAAGTACACCGTTAGCGTAGTCATACCCCGCTTTTTCAGCGATCTGTTTGACTTGTGCTTCAGACATACCCATCTCAACCATCTTAGCAAATAGCTTACCTGCTGCATTAGCATCAATCGTCTTATTCTTAAGACCGTTAATGAACTCGTCTGCTCCTTGGATACCAAGTTGAGAACAGATAATCTTGAAGTATTCAAGCCCATCTTTTGCATTTCCAGCAAAGCGCATAGCCGCGGCCATCTCAGCAGGACCGAGTTTATCCATTGTTTCAATGGCTTTGGTAATACCTTCGGTAGTAACAATCTCAGCATACTTCTTAGCGCTATCCACGGCCTTACGTTGCATATTTAGCCAACCCTCGACCATGTCTTCCATACCCTTCTTGGCGTTTTCAAACATGCCACCAATCAAAGGGATGTTACTTAGAAGATCCAAGATCATACCGATAAGAGATGAAACCGCCTCAATAATAACCTCAGACATTGCTTCGAACATCTCAAGGATAGCCACTGCAATAACATTACGGTTATTGCGGAACCATTGGGCAATCTGTTGAATACCCCGTAGTAAGGCATCCGTGATATTAATAACAAATTGCGGAATTCGATTAATCAGTCCTTCAACAGCATTCGCTACGATCTCAATAAGAGCATTAGCAATATCACCAGCCGCTTGACCTAGACCAATGATAATGCCTTTAATTAGTTGAACACCGATTTCAATAAACTTACCGATATTACCGCTAATACCGCGGACCATACCAACAACCATACCTTCCGCCATACCAGCGACAACTTCAGCGATATCGCCAGATGACTTAGACGCCTCAGCAAAGAACTTACGGAAGTTTTCGCCACCCTCTTTACCGAGTCGTGATACAGTATCAATAAGTCTAGTAATAGCATCTATAACAGAAGCAATTCCTTGCAAGAAGTAGCCGATACCAGCAGACGCAATACCGATAGCACCCCCTATCATAAGAAGAGATGTACCAAGTGCTGTGAGACCGGCAATAGCTTCAAAGCCTCCAACTTTACCAAGTAATCCTCCGATAGTGGCGATTGCACCAACAACTCCGACTAGAACAAGTGCTTGAGTTAGAATATGATCCACAGGTATAGTAGTCAACTCTTTCAGAGCATATACCGAAACCATCAATGCCCCGACGGTTGCGGCAAGACCTATAATACCTTCTTTTTTGATGTTCTGAGCGGCTTGCCCGATCTTAACAAATGCATAAACCACACCAACAAGGGCAAGACAGGCGCCAACAGTTTTAAGGAAGCTACCCTCCATCTTACTTAGAAGAAGAAGACCGGCAGAAGCAACCAGGACAGAACCTGAAAGTACAGCTAGGTTCTTAATACCTTCGTTTATTCCTTTATCTGCAATGTTGTTCTTTTGAAGAACCATAGCTAGAGCGCCAAAGGCTGCTGTAACCACCGCCATAGCGCCAAGAGCTTGTACAATAGCATCTGGGTTCTTCATCGAGCCAATATTCTGCGCTAAGCTACGCATCATATACAACATTCCAGCAATACCACCAAACATAACAAGAGCATTCTTAGTAAATGATTGCTTAGTATTATCCAATTTACTAAATGCTAATGCGATACCGCCGATAACGGCAAGCATGATAGTAACAGCAGTACCGCCTTTAATAAGGACGTCAGTATCAAGAGATCCTAACTCACTTACTGCTTTGGAGATACCGGCAACGGCTTTGGCCATGGTAATAAATGTAAGAACTGATGATGTCTTAACGTCCTTAAGGTTCTTCGCCATATAAAGAACCCCCATTATACCTACCATGATAACGCCTATAGAAGCAAGACCTTTCTTAAGAGAATCCGCATCCAAAGTACCGATATCTTTAACTACCTTGGCGACTTTCTTAATTGAATAAGCCAAACCAATAAAAGTTAGAATACCAATAGAGATTTTAGCAGAACCCCCGTCAAACCCTTTAGCGTTTCGTTGCATATGGGCCATTATAGCCATCAAACCACCCATTGCTACAAGGATAGCCCCTGCAGAAAGAAGACCTTTCTTAAGAGACTCGGCATCCAACTTACCTAGAAGCATAACGGAACCTGAGATCATAAGAATAGAGCCTGCTACACCGAGCATACCAAGCATCATATCTTTAGCATTTTGAACTTTGCTTTGGTCAAACTTCTTGGTTGTCATCGACAATGTCAAGTAGAATACTTCAAATGCACCAAGAACGGCAACAAGTCCAAGAACCCCACGTTGAAGTTTATCAGCAGGAATCATAGCTAGGACTAACAGAGAACCTGTTAAAGTTGCAATAGCCAATGCAAAAGATTTGATGTTTTGGAATTTAGCTTTAGCCTTAAAGTGTCCGCTAATAGCTTTAAACATATTCGTAAGGGATCCGGTTACAGAGTTTGCTCCTTCGAACAGCCCTTTACCGAATTCACGGAACATGTCCTTAATACCAAGTACTTTCTTACGAGTGTTCCAAAGTACGATAATAGCAGCGGCTAAAGTAAGGATCTTACCAACTGCCGCAGAATCTGCTTTGTTGAAAGGCGCTAATACTGCACTGAATGTTTCTCCAAGAAGTTTAGCCATATCGCCGATGCTTGCAAAGACGCCTTTACTCTTTTCATGAACACGGTCTACGCTATCGCCCAAACGGTTCATTCCGGCTTCGGCTTCTTTCATCTTACGATCTCCAAAGTCAGCCTCTGTAAGTTCATCGGCAGATACACCGGTAACCTTAAATAGATCTTTAAATCCGTCCCAAATCTTCTTAAGAACTTTCCCGATCTCTTCAAGGGCTTTCTTTACGCCCTTACTTACAGAATCGACAACCTCTCCAAAGTTCTTAAATGAGAAGTTCGTGTCTTTAAAGCTTGATCCAATTGATGAAGCGAATTGTTTAATTAGATCCCATAAACCAGTTAAGGTATGCTGAACACTAGATGGTAGGCTAGAGAAGAAGCCTTTAAACCAAGGTCCAAATGTACTAGAGATCCAGCTCATAGCCGTGCTAAATCCATTCTTAATACCTGCTCCGATTTTAGAGAAAGTATCACCTGATACGACATTAGCTAAGCCATGCCAGAAACCATGGAACCAACCCTTAAATGTTTCTAAGGTTGTCTTAAAGTTACTGAAGTCAATCTTGGATTTACCCATTTCTTTACGAATGGTATTGAAAGCTTCACCGATGACTCCTGCGCCTAATCCTAGTCCGCCAAAGATAGATTTAACAGCGCCTAGCTCGCCAACCCACTTACGGAAACCGTCAATGGATTTAACAATACCAGGAACAATACCTTCGGAGAAGTTAGCAGTAAGCGCCTTACCGGCATCGCTAAAGACTTTACCAGCGCCACCGAAGTTAATCTTACCAAAGCTAATCTTCGAGATCTTAGAATTAAACCATTCAAATGCCTTACCGACACTATCTACGACTGGTTTAAGGAAAGACAATGAGAATTTTACTTTGTCTAATTTATCAGCATACTCTCCAAGAGTAGGCCAGTGCTTGCGAACAATATCCCCAAAGGCCTTAAGAGAAAATGTAGATTTTTCTAACCATTTTGAAAGTCCTTGGGTACCACTCTTGATTGCACCGAATGGATTGGACGCAAAGGCCGCGAAACCTTTCTTGATACCTGACATATCAGGCATAGAGAACTTAAAGTTCTTAAACATGTCACGAATGCCAGGTGGAATCAAATATTCCCATTTAACAGCTTCACGAAACTGTTTCCAGGTTGTGATCTGTCTGTTAAGGACCTGATCCATAGCCCCATTAAGGCTATTCCAGAACGTTCTATGACTAGTAATTGTACGTCTGTAGTTATTTCGTACACTATTATAGAATCCGGATAGGTGTGTTCTTAGTTTATGTCCAAACTGACCAGCCCAAGAATCCATTCTACCGGTCGCTTCATTAAAGTGAGAGAACCCAACAATAAATTTACCTAACGCTTTACCGAATATAGGGAATCGTTGTACTGCGTTACCGACCCAGAATGACCACTCATTAAACTTCTTACCATTATCGCCAAGTGCATGACCTAAAGTCTTGAACGGATTAGCGATCTTGGAGAAGAAGCCCTGAATTTCTTGCTTAAGATGTCCAATAGCTGGAGTTAGTAATTTAATTACTTCCCATAGCTTCTTGAACCAATCCATAATTTTCCCGACAGTACCAGGAAGTTTATCAAAGGCTGCTGACCATTTCTCAGAGAAATTAGCCAGGCCGTTATGAACAGCATCCCAGAACTTATTAATAGCATTCCCTACGACACTAAATGCTTTACCAATCTTGCTAAAGTTTATTAGTTTACTAATAAATACTTCAAACGCACGAATGGTAGTCCATAGAGCTTTCGCTATCATTCCTACAATAAGAATGAAGTCCTTGATCATATGGTTCGGAATAAGTGTTGCGATAAGTTTCATCTTAGCGCCCACTTCAGCGCCAATCCATTTAAGACCTTGGAATACTGCAATAAAGATGTGTTGGAATGCATGAAGTTCAGCAGTACCTAGTTTCAATTTTTCAGAAAGTTTTCCGATAATATCAACTAGTTTTTGCCCAACTACAGTGCTTACATTCCCACCAAATACATGAGTAAATGCGCCACCAATAGATTTAAAGACTCCACCAATAGATCCGAATACTGAGTCCATAAGACCCATTATCTTTTCTCGACCACCTAAAGACACAAACGCTTTTGCAAACTCGTTAGCCTTATCAGCAGTCGCACTTAATGCGCTAGCAGCCGCATTACCCCATTTAGTCCAGAACGCAGTAAGCTCATCACTACCTGCTTGACCAAATAAGGTTTCCCATACACGAGCCCATCCAGATGTTACTTGGTCTGCAACAGCCTCTGCCGCTTCACCAAAGGTATGGAAGTCAGACGCCATCTTCATCAAAGTCTCATCGTTAGCAAGCTGTTCAAGGGATTTAATTAGGACCTCATTAGTCAACCAGCCGTCTTTAAGAGACCCCCGGAATCCTTCAGATAAGTCAACGTTTTGTCCTAAAGCCTTAGCAGTTTCGACCAAGATATCTTTAAACCGTTTAGTTGCCATACCCGCATTTTCAACAGACATCCAGTTCTGAGTATTCATCATACCCATTTGTAACGCTTGTTGCACCCCGAATTGGAGTGAGCGGTTAAATCCATCTGTACTTGCACCAGCAGAAGCGGCCAGGTTACCCCAACCTTTCAATGCGGTAGTGGCATCATCTAGACCCACCCCGGCATTTACGAACTGAGCAAGTGAGTTGTGCATCTGCTTAACTGAGTATTTGGTTGTCTCCGCATACTTTTGCAACTCATCAAGGGATCCAGTAATGTGACCCATTTCAGATTTACCCAATGCAGCAACTAACATATTTACTGAGTTAACCTTATCTTCAAACTGACCAAACCCTGCTTTAAGCGGAGCAATAGTGTGTAAGATTTTTCCACCGAAATCCTTAGCAATTCTAAGACCAGTTAAAGCAGCAGTAGCGGCAATATTACCAAATGCAATAGAGGCTACAGATTGCAGCATCCCGAACTTACCACTTGATTGCGTTGTAGCAGTTCCAATCTTAGAGATTGCGTCTGATGCTTTACCACCACCTAACGTTATAGGCGAAACAAAGTTTAAGACACCAGATGCAAATTTACCAAAGTTTCCTGTAGCACTACCAACAGCAGATCCGATTTTATTAAAAGCGCCCATATACATGTCCCCTAGTTTAGGGGCAGAGCCCATTAATTCGGTAAGGGAGCGACCTAGAGATTTAGTGGCTTTCTCGGTATTTGCAAAGCTAGATTTACCATCGACTTTTGCAAGGGATTTATCTAAGTCTTCAAGAGATGATAAAGACTCTTTAAGACCTGTCTTGAACTGTTCATTATCAATACCGAGCTTAATAAGACGTTCTTCAATTATTTGTCTACTCAATTACTTTTTCCACCTCCCTCAATATCTCATCTGCAATAGAATCTACAATAGGAGTAACAAAGTTATTAGCAGGAACATATCCACCAGTACCAGTACCGTGGCCGTTAACAATAAGCACAACAAGAGGGGTACCATCTTTAATCTTCTTAGAGTTGGAATAGTATAAACTTAAACCATTTTGAGATTTTTCAACCTCCATACCCCAAGAAGAAGCAGTTGACCCTGATCGTTTAGGAGTAGCAGAAATCAGCCGGCTCAATCCACTCCGTCCACGAGATTGTAAAGCATGTCGAACTGAATCCATGTTTTCGGCTTTCTTAGCCATTGTAGACAACCCAGTTTTCTTCTTAATTGTCTGCACCTTTATTCGCATTTCGTTCACGCTCCTCTCGCATCTTACGAATTTTCTCTTGCCGTTCATTATTAATACGATCATAGTCATCCAATATTTGACTCGTAGACTTCTTCTTCTTAGGTGCATTGAATTCACCGATAACACCTAAAAGAGTTAAGAGCCTATGAATGTTCCAAGTATCACATTCGAATGGAACCCTCGCATTGGCCATATAAGCATATATAACCTCTGACGTCATAACCATTCCATTATTACTTGGTTTCTCCACTGGATTGATAACTGTAGCTGTTGGTTTATCCTCCAGATATAACGAAATCTGTTCAATTACATCTGGTGTTAAATCCGAGTAGCTTATATCCTCTTGACACATTATTAAGAAATAGTCAAAGAGCTCAGCAGTGGTCTTTTCCTCTCGAGTTAAAAAAGGCTTGCGATATAATGTCTCCCACTCCGCAACAGTTTTTAAACTATGCTCGAAATGTAAACGGCGACCTGGTATAGTTATGAATTGATACGTATCCTCATTATAATATTCCCGATCGGGTGTATCAATAACTAACATATATACCTCGCTATCAAATAAAAATAAAAGAGGGGTGTAAATTTACCCCTCAATTATCTTATTTCTTGAGTTTAGAAACTGATTCTGGAACAGTTCCTTTGTTTGGATCACCTACAAGGGCACTAAAGAACTTAGAAGTTTCTTTGCCGTCTGCAGATACTGCGTCTGTAATCATATCAATGAATAGTTCAGAGTATGCTTCAGAGTTAGCAAAGTCTTCTTGAAGTTTCTTGTCTTTACGGAAAGTACGACCATCTTCAGAACGTTCACCGTAAGCCATCTTAAGAATAGATTCGACGAAGTCGAAGATCTCATCGACGTCTTCACGGCTCATCATTTCTTTGATATAGTCGTCCCAATCCTTTTTAGCACGACCCATGATACGAATAATTTCGTCTTTACGTAAGTGGAACCAAAGTTCCTCTGTTACTGGTTCCCCAGTGAGTAAGTTGTTATAAGTTACTGTTTTAGAAATCATCTCTATACTCCTTTAATGTAGATTTATATTTCATTTTGAATTTTTGACGCCAACACGAACCTTAGTTGTCCAACCCCTATCCCACGTCATTAAATTCTAATTACCCAGCGACAAGACCGAGAGTGGCGAACACTTCTTCTGGTGTTGGAAGAGCTGGTTCAGAATCAGCAGAACCATAAATTTTCTTCTCAAGATCAGCTAGTTTGTCTTTGTCAACCAAAGTGCTGTTGATTTCAACGTGCGCAGTTGGTTTCATACCTGGTACTGGTGTTGGTACTGTATCAAAGTCCCAAGAGAACTCAAGAGCGTCTGGGCTTTCATTTACAGTTTGGTATTCTTTACTTGATACACCAGCAGATGCTGAGTAAACAAGGTGAAGAATGTAACCATGGTCCAAACCTTCAGTATCGTTACCGATACCAGTACGGTATGAAAGACCGAAGTCAGAACGAGCTTGACCAGAAACAGTCACACCAGCGAGTTCTTTCTTACCACCAGCTCCGTTTGTAATAGGGCTACGTTTACCTTGACATTTATTCCATTCTTGTGGATAAGTGTAGGCTGAGATTTGACCTTTGAAGCGTTCGTCTGAGCGCAAGTTAAGGTATTTCTTGTTGTTAGCGTATTTAGCAGTAGATTCTGCACCTTCTGGTGATTCTGAGACTTTAGTCAAACCGTCCCAAGCAACACCTTTTTCGTAGCTACCATCACTTTTCTTAAGGAAAAGAACACCGTTGTCAACACCGTATTCGTATAAACGTTTAGTATCCTGATCCCAAACCAATTTTGTCATTTAAAATTTCCTCCAAATATTAAGCTTCTGAGAATTCACCAAATGCATTAATGCGTTCGCCGTTCTCAACATTACCACAAGCAACATAACGTCGCTTACCACTAGTTGCACCGATATAAGACAGCCAACGATATCCATCAACATCCATCCACTGATCGTAAATGAATGTTTGTCCAGGTGTGTAAACTTCTACGATCTCAGCAGTAACATGTGGCTCAGTACGGACATTAAGTCCAGCTACCATTACTGTAAATTTCGCAGTTTCTTCGTTTACAACAACCTCGTCTGCAGGAGTCTCTGGTTGAGGTGCGATGACAGGGTCACCTTGAGGAAGACCAGTATATGGAGGATAGAACCATCCAACAATACCATCAAAGTTACGTTCATTGTATCGTGCAGGACCACCAACGTATAATGAATCAGCATTACCGTCAATGTTTTGCTCGATAGTTTTGATTGTGTAACCATCTGAGTCTTCGATAACAATACCTGTGTGGCCATAAGGGTGACCATACAGATAAATGGTATCCATAACAAAGATCGCACCCGCTCTAGGATTTACTCCCACAGCATCATATACAACTTCATACCCCAAACTTGCGGCAGAATCCAATAGGTCAATAGCATTACCCCATAAAATTTTACCAAAGTAAATTTGAGAAATACTATTTGGTAAGTCTACGCATTGAGTTCCATAAGAACCGTCAGCATCAGTACCTACCCCTTGATCCGCTAAAGAACGGGCATAATTAACAACCTCTTCTACTGTAGCCAAATCGACATTCCTTTCTAAACATAAACCACAAATACTTTGTGATATAACCCATTAACCTTATACTCAGATCTAAAAGCAGAATACATAAACGTATTCGAGATCTTCATAAATATTTCATCCGACTCGTTCTTAGACATATAAACCACCTTATACCCCATGTTAGACATATACGGCTTGTTATTTGCCTTACGAACATCAAAGTCTTCCCTAGTAACAACACAAGCTGGAAACTTAAGTATAACATCATCGGGAGGAGTGAAATAAATATTCGGACAGATCTCTCGCTTTAGAACTTCGAGAAATTCCTTTCTTGTCTTAAACCCCATAGTTCATTACCTCACATTTGAATTATACAATTATAATTAATAATAGTAGATTAGTAGTATAAATTATTATAATTGCTCTTCCGTATGTTCGGCAACTGTAGTTGATAGAGTCTTCACAAGATCGATATACTTCGTCCCATCCCAGACCTGAATAATCCCATCTTTCAGAACCAATGTGTTCTTTTGAAGTTCACTAGTTTCTTCTGGTGGGGTCATCAACACACCTAAATGATCAAATGCGTCAATTTTTAATTCATTTTGAGATTTTCGAGAAGTTTCATTCACTCGCTGTTCTAACTCTGACTTAAGCTCTGATAATTCGAGATCTTCTACTGTTAACGCAACTCTAGGAGGGTAAGGTCTAATCGTCCCCACTTTATAGAATGAGCCCATATAAAGAATGTGGCTAATTCTATTCACTCGGTCAGATGCATCATTAGGCAAAAGAACATCGAACTTAAGTTTCGACTTAGTCTTCGAGTTAATTGAGTCAGTATCATCAAGCATAAATGACTTAGTAGATATTCTAGCAATTAACAAAGGGGATACCGTATAGGTATAACGATGATCCCCAATTTCAACTTCTTCTGTCTCTTTGGAACGGAAGATAAGTCTAATTCCAGCTTTTGTCATTTCGTTACCTTCCTAACTTTCAAAGACTATTCAGCTTTTTTAGGTTTCTTTTGCTTTGGAGCTGTTTCAACATCACCGAGTTTCTTTTCGTCATCAGTCATAACAACTCCATTAACCGCAGCGTCATAATCTACAGCTTTAGCACCTACACCTTTGAATTCAGTTGGGTCTGTTTGTACAGTCCAAGTTGGTTTAGTCTTAAGACCAGTAGAATCGAAGTTAGCAACAGCTTCGTCAGCAGCAGCTTTATCTGTTACAGTAACGACAATGAATGATTTAGGTGTACGGATAGCACCAGACATACGAGCATGCATCAAGTATTTATGTTGCATGAAGTCAATGTCGAAGCTATCGAATGTAGCGATTTCACCGTTCTTAGACATACCGAATTGATAGTCTACAAGGTTACCGATGATGAATGTTCCTTGAGGAAGAGCGCGGTATTCGACAACTTCATCACACATGAAGTATGCAGCGATGTTTGCGTTACCAGGTACTTGGTTGTTGTCCATAGATGGAGCATACAAGTAACGACCGTTCTTGTCTTTAAGAGTCTTCAATTTAGCCAAGTCAAATGGGTTGATGTAAAGACATGGTTTACCAGAACCTTGGTATGCAGGGAATGCTTTACCGATTACTTCGTCAACAGCAGTTTCAAATGTAGCCGCAGTTACTTTGATTACGAACAATGGATCATCTTTGATGATAGGACGAATATGTTTTTCGCTGATCTTTTCAGGGTTACGTTTACCGTCAGCAAGTGTCAATGGACGTCCGTCAGACAAGAAAGCCGCTTTAACGATTTCTTCTTTGAACTTAGCCATTTGAACTTGTTGGATAAAGTTAACAGCAGCGAATCCACCATCTTGCAAGTCGATCAAGTCATCATGGTCGATTGTTTCACGACGGTGAACAGATCCTGGAGTAGTTTCACGGAAGTAAACTTCTTCGATAGAGTCAAGAGTTTGGTTACCTTTGATGTATCCACGAGCGCGAGCTTCGTCTTCTGTAAGGTTAGCAAACATGTTCTTAACGCGAGGAAGTGGAGACTTACCGAATTGTCCCATGATCTTGTCGATGTTAAGTGAGCCTGGGTTGTAGACATTGATTCCACCGTTAGTAGCAGGTTGTGGGAACAATGCTTCCATACCTACCAAACCGTGTTGAAGTGAGTCTTCACCTAGAACGTCGTTAGCACGAAGTACGCCTGCGAATGAAGTTGCGTTTCCTTGAATCGCGCTTTGTAGTAAAGTATCCAATTCTGCTTCAGATACAGCAGCATTAGTAGTCCCTTGGAATTGATTGTGTTTCAAAACTTCTTCTCCTTCGAAAATAGAATGTGATACTGTATCACCAGCATCTGCACCAGATTCTACAGCGACTTCATTGTCTTCTGTAGCTCCGTCAACAGTTTCGGTTGCGACTTCTTCGTCCAAACCGTTAACTTCTAACTCATTTTGAGTTTTTTCAGTTTCTTCAGCTTCTTCAGCTTCTTCAGCTTGCAAAGCGGCATCAACATCAGCTAGAACGCCACCGAGGAGAGTTTCAACCTCTTCATCAGTTAGACCTTCTAACAGTTCCTCATATGTACGAGACATGTGTCCCTCCTTTTTATCTTCTAACTCATCTTCAGTATCTGAATGAATGAGTTCCTGCGTGATACCAGTGTGAATGGTAGCACGGTCGCTTTCGTACTCTTCAGTCCCGTATGCGCTATGGAGCATAACATGTTCGATCAGCGCACCAGGATTGGCACCTTTGAGAACGAGACTTACTTCATAGATTTCACCATGAATTACGTCGTTACCGTTCTTTCGGATACCGCGAGCCCCAATAGACATAGCGTTTAAATCGCCATGTTGTAGTAGGACTCTAGTGTCTTGAGCATGTTCGGTATCATTTAGATACCCATACCCATAAACACCCTGGTCACGATGCTGAAGTTTCATGTACCCCAACACATTTGAGGGACTGGAGTAATCATGTTGCCAAACGATAGGAACTTGAGCGCCATCGCTTTGTAGAAATGCATCATGACGAATCGTGACACCATCACTACAGCGAATGTCATTCTTAGTTACCCATCCAGCAAAATCAGCCTTCTTTTGCAACTAGAAAACCTCCATAAAAATTTTATACATCCAAGAGACGTCCATACTCATCTACCGGATTTCCGTCCGCATCGACATACCCACCTTGGCCATCGTTGTAGATTTCAGGATACCCCTGGGTTGTACCATTAGGATCACCAATACCCATTAGGTCCATACCAGTAGAGATGTTCTTGTTAAAGAGCATATCTGCGATACGACTTGGGTGAGGTGCTCGACCTAGCATTGCACGGATTTCATTCGAAGTAAATATTGCATTCCGAGCAAAGAGATCTGCCGCAGTACCTAGTTGTTCAACTGGTAGCATACGGAATGGGTCACGATAATACTGGATTACCTGACCTTGCGTTCTAGCAGTCTTGGTTAAGAACGTTCTGTTAAGGCCATCGACAATAGTCTGTAGAACAGGGTCTACTGCACGATGGTAATAAAGATTAAGCTCGGCTTGTCCTGCAGTACCATCAAGAATCTTAGAAGAGATACCAACTTGGTTATAGTAGTCTTGTTGTAACTTACGTAAGTCGTCAACAAGGTTGTTCATGATGTTACCACCGGTATGAATGAACTTTTCATTCGCATCCAAGGTAGCAATACCGAACTGACTATTAGCTAGCTCTTCTTCAAGTTTCTTTTTACGGTCTTGCGCTAAAGCCTTCCTATGTTCACTCTTAGTAGCGTATGGTACTTGAATGAAACCATTCAAACGACCTGCCACAATCGCCTTGTCTTGAGAGTACATAAGATCCATCTTCTGCTCTATCAATCGAAGAGTAGCGTTCTGATCTTTAAGTAGCCCAATCAAAGGAGATTCTAAGATAACCACAGATTGCTTAGATAAAGTTAGGTCTTGTTCTAAACCATTTTGATCATTATAGACCCTAACCCGAACAGCTCGAGGATACCATTGCATGATCTTACCTACTCGCATAGATAGGACATCATAAGATCCTTCATCATTCGGTTTTGTAGTCGTATCAACGGGGACAATCGCTACAATACCCTCTTCCAATAGTGACCAGGCCAAATCGTAAATAAACGCACGACCAGTTTGGTCAATATTAGCAGACAGCGTTAAGCAATCGATCAAACCTGACTCTACAGGGGTTTGATTACCGTCTTCTTCGTTGATCTTTAAATGTTTAAAGTCGACCATTGCGACGTCAAGAGCGATCATAGAGATAATGCTATTCACCAAATCTTGACGTTTGAAATTGTAACCACGAAGCGCACTTGTCGATCGTCCCCAACCAGAGCCGGAAACTAATGACTCATCATAATCGAGCCCGTTGTGGGTTGACATGAATGCGTTCCATGATCCTAAGGGGTTATTTACCATCCTACAAGAATGCCTCCTTATTACGTTTATAGGCAACCCAAGCGTCCATCAAAGCAGCAACGTTATCAATCTTTTCATTGCTTCGCATTTTGGAAAGTTTGTAGTTACCGTTATTGTCTTGAATTACAACAGCATTACCCATTGCGTATTTCATAAGCTCCTCGAAGAAAATAAGGTCGCGAGATGTCGCCATGTTCTTAATTTCACCTAGAGGAACGGACTCAGTTCTAACACCTTGTCGCACGACTTCGACACCGACGTCTCCATTTTCCATAGTCCAACGATCAACAAACTCAGCGGCATTATATGGGTCGTATCCAAATGAGATAACGCTCCATTCCATCTCGTCGATGTACCGCTCAACATCGTCATATACTTGTTCCCAGTCAAGATAGTTACCGGGTAGTATAATCAATGTTCCTTCAGCTTGAAGTTGATCGTATTTTTGTTGCGCTGCAGAGTTAAGACGTAAGTATTTAACTTCTGAGACATATGACCTTGTTTGCACACCGTATCTACCTCTACCAAGAGGTATGATCCAAGTGAACGCCCAGAAGTCATCACCTTGAGAAGCATCCATACCCATTGAAACTTCCATACGTCTGAAGTTCTGTCTTCTATGAAGTTCAGTTTCTTCGAAAGTAAAGAAGTATGTTGTCCCTTCTACAGGTATCCCAAACCGTTTAGCCAGGATATCGTTCCTGTTCGCAGGAGAGTGTTCTGCCCGTCTAACATCACGTTGGTAAGCTTCATAAGAAACCGTAATACCGATGTTAGGGCAGGCCTTCATCCACATGTCGGGATTAGCCACCTCTGCGAGGTCATCTAAACGATAATACCAGATAGAGGTATGCGGGTCATAGTATTGGCCACGAAGGATATCAAGAAGCTCTTTCTTAATAGCATCCCCTACCGAGTCACGAACTGTACCTTCAGAGGATACGGCTAAGATAATATAGTCGTCAATACCGTCTTTAGAAGCGGATTGTTCAAGGGCACCGATAATATCCTCTTTGATATCACCAGATAGCCACTCATCGACACTAGCATACTTGGCACGAGATCCTTGAAGTTTACTACGAGTCATAGGTTTAACCTGTAGTATGGAGTTTGTTAGTTTGTTAACAATACCGTCTTTCGTAACAGCAAGTTGAGCTTGCGACTTTTGAGTACGAGCCTTATTAGAGCCTTTAGTAAGAACTCTGAACAAAGGGAACCCTTCAGTCGAGCTGGCCGCTTTGGTTATAGCTGTAGCAAATGGGTATAGTACCTCTTCTGCCTGAGCCATAGTTGGAGCGGTTGTTACTTGTTGAGTGGAGTTCGTGTCGATTACCAAACCATAGGCATGGTGTAGAGTTGCATAAAGCGACTTAGCATTACCACGAGCGACAATCAGATATTGTTTGTTTCTAAGTCTACGCTTATGTTTAACTATTTTGAATTTTCCAGTCTGCGGGTCATAAACCTTCTCTTCCTTGATCTCAAACCAAGCTAGTAGATCTTCTGCCCAAAGTCGGAAAGTAGGTAATAGGGTCAATGGTCGGCCATCAACCAGGGTCATCTCATTCTCACAGAAATCAATAAACCCTTGGATAGCATCACTATCGTAATAATAATTTGGGTTGGCGATATCCGCATCGATTCGGTTCATCTGCATCGAGACCTCGCGACATACAGGAATTTCACCGCGTATTACAGCGTCTCTAAATCTACCGTACTCGACAGGAACCGCAGTGTTACTAAATACCACCAGCTACTCCTTTTCCTTAAAGGTACTATTTGCGTCTATTCTTAACGTCTTTAGCGTGTGCCGCGGCCATATCTTTAGCATGTTTACGACGTGCTTCAAGAATTTGAGCGACTTTTGTAGAAGCTTTTGCATTACGCATATAAGCATCATGATATTTTTGTTCGGCTGGATCTAAAGTTTTACCATTTCGAACACCACTTTTGATCTTCTTGATGTTATCTTCCATGTTCCGATCAACAGTTTGTTTATCACGCAACGCATCTTTAACATGTTCGTCAATCGCTCTTTTATCAGCAGCATACGCAAGATCTTCGGTAAGAGCTTCTGAAGCCTCAGCAAGTGGATTTTTACGTTTCTTCCACTTCATACCTTTTTTACCATATTGTAGAAGTAAGTCTTCGTTTGACGGTACATATACGCCGTTAATAATTTCACCCATCTTATTTATCTCCATTCATTTGATCTTTGGCTTGAGCTAAACGCAAATCTTTTGTCTTCCGAACACTCTCAGGTATATAAACATCAACACCGTGAATGTTAACAGATTGCGTGAAGTTGGTCATAGTAATAGGTACGTCTTTAAAGGCCTTAGCCCACTCCTGCCGTACTTTGAATTCTTCTATAGCTTTCTTGACAGCATCTTTGTTGCTCTTATCGATCTTTCGAGTTGCAACAGATGATGGTACTTTACTATAAACGTCAATACCGGCAGAGATAGCTTTACCAATAAACTTAAGTCGAGCCTGTTGTTTCTTCTTAAGCGCTTCTGCTCGAGCTTTACCTGGAGCTTCTGCTAACTCTTTAAGTTTACGTTCAGACTCAATTCTAGCAATTTTGGCTTTTAAAGCTTTAGTCGATACTTTATCTCTATGACGATAAAGATTAATAACTTCTAGCTCTCGTTGATATTCATCAACTGGCATACTCTTTTTACGCTTAGAAACAGCCTTAACAACCGCCGTTTGTTTGCTAGATTTACGACGTCTACCACCTATACTACCGCGAACGGAACCAAAGATATGATGATACCACTTCTGTCCCTTTCGACCATAATGAAGTAGTACGTCATCGGATGTCTTTGTTGACATATTCTACCTCCCAACGAGCTCGAGTAAGATTTTCATCACGAGCTTCTTTTAGTGCCGTAAGGACCGATGCTTGTGGAGGGTCATAAGAAATCATGACACTTATACCGACAAACGTCTTAGCAAAAGACATATTATCAAGCCGTCGTTTTATACCTTCATCTAGATCATCGATATGTCCATAGAAAAAGTCACTCCACGTAAGATCAGGATTAGTAACAACACTACAAGTATGTCCTATACCGTTTTGTACAAGAATACCTAAGGCAGTATCGATAGCCAAACCTATCTGAGTTTTAACAACTTTGTTGGACTCGGGATCTGAATCATGTAATACACCGACGAAGTTGAGAACGTCTTCATAGATTGTGTTCATTCATTTCATCCTTACCATAGTTTTGTATCACCCGGTTTACGCTCCACCCATTCTTGATACTCCTTCTGATCGTAGTGGATTCGTTTGTGGGTATAATCAGAGACCGTGATAAGTCCGTCAGGATCGAAACAATTCTCGGTCAGATTCTCAATGTCTTCTCTCGTTAAAGGGTTCATATGATGGACAGTTATAACACCATCAACATAGAGACCTCTTACCCCAAGGTCCTGTCCAAGATCTCGACGAATGATTTCATTTCGACAGTTAAGCCAGGCTCTTGATTTATAGAAAGGGTTGGAGATGTCTCTCGGAGCCTCGTGTTGAATTCCACGAAGTCTAAGATACTCTAACCGTTCTGTATAAGATTCGAGTTTAGACATTTCTTTGTAGGACAATCTATTGCTCATAGAAAGTCCCCTCAATAACATCAGATGGTTTACCAGCATAACCTTGGAACGCTTTGTGCGCTTCCTTGAAGTCAAGTTCAGCTTGTTGGTCACTACGAATCAAATCGATACGAGCTTGCAATAGCTCTGCTTGCAGTTCAAGTTGTTTGCGCTCAAGACGAGCTTTAGGGCTTGCTTGATTTAACCAGTATACGATCTCCGAAGCCGAAGCAGTTCCTTCCTGAAGACGCTTTTCAGATAGCTCCATCGCAAGTGCCATCATTTGCATTTCACGCTGTTCAGGCGAACGTGCAGGTTTATAGGCCCGTTGAGGAGTATCATAATTAGCAACTTCATTTGTCATAACTATTCAGCCTCTTCCTTTTGTTTCTTAGGTTTAGTAGTATCTGGCTCGATGATGTATGGACGGTTCATCACATAACCTTCTTCAGTTTTAACCCATTCAGAGCCAACTTCAAGAACGATTAGGCGTTCACCATTATCTGCCAGTCGAACAACATTGTCTTCGGACTGTTGTGGTGTCTGTCGAATGTAAACTCCAGCAGGGGCCACAACTTTATATGTAGTTTTACTAGTTGCCACTTGACTTTTCCTTTCTTTGTTAGTGTTGACGAATCCTTTCTTGTGCTTTTGGACTCAAATAGACCGACTTTAAGTTAGTTTTACAAGCAACCAAAGTCCTGTCTAAGGTACCTATAGACTAAGACTATACGGAAAAGGAGCCAAACACGTATAGCCTCAGAAACCGATCTTAATATCGGCCTGTTAGAATCCAAAACCATTTTGAAAAAAATCGCAACGGGGGAATTTT